TAATTCAGTCCGAGCTCTTCAAATGCTTTTGTTGCTACCTTTCCGCCTTTTCCAAGTTCATCGAATTGATTGGTAAGTGTTTTCATTCCGGATTGCATCGAGTCTATAGAAGCACCATTTTGAGAGAGTATGAAGTCCCACTCTTGGAACCCTTCTCTGCTGAGTCCTAACTTTTGGCTCATCTTGTCAATTCGGTCAGTGGATTCGGCGGCTTTCGTGGCCACTCCAAATAAAGCAGCACCTGCGGCGGCTGCGCCTACCGTTATAGCAGCACCCCACTTTGCGGCGGTTGCTATACCTTTACCAAGTTTCGACCCTAGGCCTTCGGCGTTTTTTTCTGTTTTTGATATGGATTTATTGGCTTCATCGGAATCAACAAGAATAGAACCAAATAATGTGAATATACTCATCCCTTTAGACATCTGCTTTCACCTCCACGTTGAACGAATCGATGATACTTTTAACTTCAATAAGTATTTCCTTGGTAGTCTTAACTTTTGTTGCTGCCATTAATTGTTTTTTGAATTCTTCAAACGTCATGGATTCTTCATGATTTGTGACCCATCTGAAGAACATTTTTTCTTCAAATACCTTCTCATAAGCTTTCTTTATTATTTCGACGCCATCCTTGATAGGCATTGAAAAAACATATTCTATGGATCCATATCTGCTTAATAGCAAGTCAATTAAATCTACTTCGTCAATTGACTTGCTAGCTTGAAAAAATACTTAAAATCTTCATTGCTTGATAGCTCTTCAATGAGCTTCATCCCTTCTTTGAGTTTCATTTTTGAAAACTTTTGTTCTTTAAGATCAAACAGTTCACCAAACCACTCATCAATTTCTTTTTCTGCCATGTGAATGTTTTCAGCGATTGCAAATATAAATTCTTTCCCTACTTCGTCGACTGTCTTTCCTTCGATGCTAATATCATTCCTGAGATTGAGTTTCTTGAGTATTTTTGATAACTTCGAAACGTCTCCAGTTTCTAAATCGCGCATAATTCCTCCTAAAGAAATAAGCACTCTATTTAAAGAGTGCTTTCATTTAACCTGCTGGTGCCACTGGTACCGGATAGTAAATTTTGAATGGTGGTTCATCCAACCCACCTGCATCATAATGACCAGTGAAAGTAGTCGCCATTACAGCTTCACCTTTGTCAGCTGTTGCGAGAGTGATTCCTCCCATCGATAGAGCATTCTCAACTTGAATGATTACCGGTGTTTCTTCTCCTGAAAGCTTCCCAACCCAAGTGATGTTGTCAATGTAATCAGTATCTTCAACATAGTTCTTTGCAGTGATGAGTTTGTATCCCGCAGGACCATCGATTGATACTCCGGTTCCCAGTGCATCAACAATCAACTGCTCACTGATTTCTTTCATGTTGGCCATTATGGTTACTTTCCAAAAATCGATGGCTTGAAGGCCTTTTCCGTCGCCAATAACGCCATCGATTTCAATTTTTCTGTATGTTGGTATAGCTGAGAACGTTCCTCCGCCACTTGTTGCGCCAAGTAGCTTTCCTGCTAATACAGCGGCGTCAAACGTGTCTACGCCAACTTCAAAGTTTTTAAAGTAAGCGCCTGCATCCAGCAACAGTTTTTTTGCTGTATCGCCAGTAAAACCTGAATATGTTTTAGGTTTCGACATTCTATTCTCCTCTCATTTCGTGTAGTTGTACCTCAAATAACAATCTTCGTTTTATAACGGCTTTGTCATCTTCCTTGACCGGTTGCCTTGAAAGCTTGTAAGCTGCAAATTGAATATTATCGTCATGGTAGTAAAGCTTATGAAAATATTCTTGAACTTGATCTGCCAAATTTTCGACAATGGAACGCTTTTTTCCATAGTTCAATACATTAACTTCAAATTGAAGTTGAGTTTTTCCATCCGATTCGCTCACTTCACTAAGCTCGAATACGATGTGTGGAAAAGGTGGATTATCGTTAGCATCTCTTATTGCTTCTTCATAAAAAGAATTGGGATGAATTGCTTTAAGTTCTTCCAACAAGACATCCGCTAAAGAATTTGTTTTACTCACCTGTTCCCACCTCCTCCGATTCATCAATCATTGATAGAGCTTTTGCTTCGCTTTCTAATCCAGAAAGATATTGTGATTGAATTTTTATGATCATAGGTATGTTTTCAATTACCGAACTATACAAAGCACCTATTTTGGGGATGTTTAATGTGCCAAGTTCTTGAAATATTCCATAAAATCCACCTGGCTTGAATCCAACTTGAAGGTCTTTATCTCTGGGTCTCGCCCAGTATTGAATATTCCTTGAAACTCTTCCGGTTCTTCTTTTTATTTTTTTTCTGGTCTCTTTGGCTATGAATTTTCCTACATCTCGAAGAGCTGCCCTAGACAATTCATCAATTGTGTAACTGACTTTATCAACGCTGGATGTGAAAGTAACACCGTTTTTATTCATTTTTATTACTGATTTAGGCATTGGCATGTCATAACCTCGTTACTGTTATCTCAAGTTCGTTTCCAGTTTTTTTCCCATAGGTTCTCAAAACTTTATATTTTTTACCTTCAAACTCGATTGCATTTTGTCCGTTGTAATCAAGATGATCAGCAATTTCAAAAACTATTTCAGGTTTTAGTCCAACGGACATGGCTTCATACGTTTCTTTCATTCCAACTGAAAGAGCTTTAGCAGCCAAATCAACTCGTTCTGGTATGCCTTCCAACACATCAATACCATCTTGTTCTTCATTGATTGAAATCAGTGTAATCAATTCGTTATACAATTGATCCACCTCCTGAGTGAACAATTAGATTGTGTAATCTATACTGAAGGTCCCTCGGCATTGTTCCTTTTCCTGACTTTTCGTATCTGAAAATAGAGTAATCAACACAAAACATAAGATGATGAGGGTTGGTGCTCTCTAGCACCAACCCTTTTTCATCTTCCAGTTCTTTAACGACACCCTCAATGATGGCTGTCAAATATGTGTCACGCAAAGTATGTCTGATTCCGATACCACTTTTAACAAGTTCCATTATTAGTTGAGTGTCCATTTAAAACCTCCGATTACGATTTAGTAACTACGACGTTGTATGTCTTAATTGTGGTTCCATTAATAACGACAACTTCAACAGTGTTCTCGCCCGCATTCCAAGTAGGTGAAGCTCCACTAGCAACAACAACATCATTGACCTTAATTGCAACAGTCGCTTTTGATACAGCTGCAACAGCTGATACCGCATTTGTTGTATTGGTTGTTGCAACAGTGTAATCGCTTACAGATCCGCTAAATGTAGGTGATAAAGCAAGAGTGCAATTTTGAGTTCACTCAGGTGCGCATCAGATGGATTTGCAGTGTCTGGTGAGAACACAACAGACGCTGTAGGTGTTTGGTTGTTGATGTTGACATGGACAAACGACTCACCAAATACCGGCTTACCATCATATCTTGCAGTGCCTTTGAATACTGTGTTGTCTTCGATGAATTTGACATGCTCTGATTGTGCCAGTGACATGCCGGCTCTTTCAGCCAATGAATAGATTGATCCGTAACCACCGATGATGTCATAATCCGCCATGAAATCGAGCTCTATGATTTCTCCGCCTTCAATCGGCATTGTGTAGTTCAATCCTGCAACAAGTGCACCTGCAGCATTAAAAGCAATCATTTTTGACATGATGAACATTCTAGTCGTTCTGTTCATAACCCAGAATGTTCCTCCAGTAGCATAGTTTGGTCTAGCTTTTGATAAATGAATGATCAAAGCAGCAAAGAATGCTTCTGAAGTAAGTCCAGCGTTAGCAAATTTCAATACATTTGAAGTATGGAGATCGGTCCATGCAGGTGCTTTTGCTGCCCAATCAGATGGTTTTGCTGTTTGAGCTAAACGTGTTGCGATTCCAAGAGGCATCTTTTTGCCTGTGCCATAAACAATCGATTTGTCAACTGCAAGTCCAATAGCTTGGGCAATTGCATCGAGGATTTCTGCAGCCAAATTAATGTCACTGTCTTCAAGAGTTGAATTGCAAATTGCCATGAATCCGCCAACTTTAAATCCATCGAGTTCAATTTGATTGAAAACGATAGAAAGCTCATTAAGTGTTCCACAAGCTTCAGTCCAAATACCTTCAGGAACAGTTCCTGCAACATTTTGTCTGCCTTGGCCTTTGATTGGTCTAAGGTTGACCTTTGAAATCAATTTGCTGTATCTGTGCAGGTTGTCCTTAACAAGTTCAAGCATCACAACCGGGAATGTCAATTCTGCACCGCTGATGCTTCTGTTTTGATTCTTTGGTCCAAGTGCTCTAACCTGATCCAAGAAGTCTTTGACTTCGTTTCTTGCTACAAGTGCAGATCTTTCTTCGTAAGACATGTCTCTAAATAAACCATTAATTCTCATTTGTGTACCTCCTTCAGTTTTTTCATTTTTTTTACTTCTAGCTTCAGGTTCAACGTTTGATGGCGTCTTGCTATTAAGCTTTTCGATATCTTGTTCAATATCTAAAATTTCACTTTCAAGCTTTGATTTCTTTTCAGCCAACTCGCCTTTTTCTTTTTCGATAAGCGTTACTTCCTCTTCAACAATTTGAATTTCTTCATCTGTTGAAGCTTCTTCAATCGCTTCGGCAGTTTTGGCTTCTCGAGTAATGAACTCAGCTTCTTGCTCTGATAACATGGCCAATGCTTCTCTTTTTTCTTTGAGTTGTTTATTCAAAATTAATTGTCTTAACATTTTTTCAACCTTTCTTTCAAAATATGTTTTTTGTGGTCGACCCGCTTCTGAATATATTCTTCAACATCAGCTTGTCGCTCTCTTATCCCGGCTTGTGCATTTGTTGATTCGTACTGGGGAAATGTCACTACTGAAACTTCATGAAGGTCAATTTTTGTAATTGTCCACTGGACAGTTCCATCTTCTCTCCAATCAGTCTCTTCTCCCAAAATGTTGAAACCAAATGAGCATTGATCGACATCTCCTCGTTGTACTCTTGCATATAAATTCATAGCATCGACGTCGCTTTCGTTAACTTCAACAACTCCCCACACTCCAACTGTGTCAATTCTTAGGTCTAAAGTTCTCTTTGTGTTTCTTCCCATGACCAATCTATGTTCGTGATTGATCAGTGCCCTAATATCGTTGGATAAAGTCTCATTACATGCATCCGGATGAATCATTTCGTATGCACCTGGCCAAAGCTCTGTTACTTTGTTGAATACAATAAAGTATCCTTCGATTATTTTTTTGCCATTTTCATTTTCAGCCCTAGTTTCAAGCTTTGATGTTAAACTTCTTATTTGAAATATGTTTCGAGTCACTCGTCATCTCCTCCTTCCTTATTTAATTTTTTTTGGTCGCCAATCATACCAGCAGGGATGTAGTTTTCGAGTATAATTCTTTCATCTAGTCCCTCTAAAGGAGATAATCCTAGTGAATCTCTGACTTCATTGCCCGTCATTATGCTTCTAACAAATAAGTTTGCTCCAAGTTCTCCTAACTCTTTTAAATCATAAGCGTACAGGCTTCGAGGATTGAGTTTGAAATACCAATTTGGATTAAAGACTAATCCTTTAGTCAATGTTTGCTCGATCGTTTTCGCAATCGACATAATCTTTGTGCTAACAAAACTGTTGTATTCGTCTCTCTTAAATTCTCCAACGCCCACGAAAAAAGCAGGCGTCTGAAAGATTCCTGCTACAGTTTTTTTATCTATTAGCACTGCGTCATTGATGGCAAGATCATTGAGCGATAGTGGTTTTACTTGATCTACTTTCATGAATTCGCCTGGGATAACCCAAGGTTGTCCAGCTTCAGTGCTGCCAATATAGTCATCTAAAATCTTTTGCCTTCCTTCTGAACTTGACATTTCATCGGTCAACGCATCAATTGAAACAATTACTGAAGGTTTCCACTTATCACTCATGAATGCATTCTTTGTTTTGTTGGCTTGTTTTAGATTGTTTATAATGTCTTTGAGTTCAACGCTATGACCTGTTCCCATCCAGGGTTTTTCTGGATCTGGGTTTGTGACGAAATGTAGTACTTCGTCATGATTGAATTCTAACCCTTGGTATAAAACTTTATAGCCATTTGGAGTCGATGCAAATTGAACATAAGAAGGTCTGAGAGGTATCAATTCTTTGATATAACCATTGTTGTCATACGTTGGATATACGACACAATTTCCCGCCCCATCTAAAATCATCACATATACGATGTTGTATATCCAAGCCTTGCGAGTCATTAGTGAGTATGGCTCAATGTCTATTTTTCTAGACAACTGATTTTTGACACGCACATCTCCTTTTGCTGTATTTTCCATAAGATGAATTGTCATTGAGCTTACCAAATCAGCAATTTTACTTGCACACATTTTCACTTCTGCATTTTGACTCAATTTTGTGTAACCTGTAATGCATAATGTTTCATATGCATCCAGTGTTGTGAGCCATCCTACTGTCGCTGGCTCTGACCTTGTCTTCTGCTCAGGCCTTTTATTACCTCGATTTTTCTTTTTAGACACAATGGCCTCCTTATCGTTTGAAAAAATCTGATGCTGTTGCTGAATTCTCAGACGCTTCAAGCATTCTTATACATGCAAATACCGCTGCATCAAATATGTCTATCCTGTCTGTCTCGCCAATTTTTTCATATTGAATCATGTCGTCTGTTTTCTCAATTGCTTTGACATTAACTAAGCAATACTCAAATGGCTCTGCGTGTAGATAGTAAAGCTCTTTATTTTTTGCTTTTGTCTCTATGTGTCTGAATCCTTCTGACTTTTTATAAAAATATTGCGGTTGATCAACGATGGTAAAGCCAGCTCTTTTCATTTTCGTGAAGAAAGACCTCGCAAATTTTCTATCATGGCCAACTTGTTTAATTTGGAATCCCATTTTTTTCATTTTTACAAACCAATTCACGACTTCATCAGTGTTAACCGTTGGCGCATTACACATATCTAACCAACCATCATCTTGCCAGCCAAACAATGGAATTCCGTCATCTTCCGATTTTTTATGTGCTTCTGTAATTGGAAACCATGCATGTGGAATGATTATATCAATCTCTTTGCGCTTTCCATCGATGATAGTGGTGTATGTCCCATAAAGCACTGCTGCTGTTAAGTCATATAGTTTGGATAAATCTGCACCGCCATACCATTTGATAGGTAGTTTAGCAAGCTGCTCCAATGTCCATTTGTGACTTGCATCCGACCGTCTAAATTCATCTAGATTAAAATATGCTTTCAGTGCAGCAGTGAATACGTTTAGCGATTTAGCAAAAAAATCTTTTCGTTGTTGTGGATCATTAAGAGCCTGGAGTGCATCGTTAAGAATATCATCTGGTCTTATACTTTCACCATAGCCCGGATTTACCATCTCATGAACTTTAGGATCAGTATAATCGATGTCACCTCCTATTTCTTTTGGGCTGGCCATCGCGATAAACACGAAGTACTGTTCATCAATAACGGTACCGTCAAGTATTTTTTTGCAGTACTGAAGACGTCTATAACAAAAAGAGTTCATGTTGTCTCCAGCTGTTGAAATTCCTATCATCAATTTATTGGTGTAGGCTTTCATTGCCTCTTTGATGACATTGTATTGTTTAGCTGTTTTGTACGCATGAAGTTCGTCAGCAATCGCAATATTGCAGTTCAGTGAATCTTGTTTATCTGGGTTTGCTGCTAACGCTTGTATGAATAATGAGCCTTCAGAGAACTCTCTGTGCATCGAGTGTTCTTGATTGTTGTCCAATATTCTGAATTCATCTTCCTCTCCCATTTCTTTTATGTTGTAGTTGATGAATTTAAAACTTTGTAGAGCTTGATTCATGGATGCTGCAACAATATATACTGTGCTCCCGCTTTTTCTTTCAAGTATTCCAAGTGCCCATGCTAATGCGGCTGCAAATGTTGTCTTGACGTTTTTTCTTGGTATGAAAATAAAAGCCTCTTTGAAACGTCTGATTTTAGTGCCAACTCTATAAAATCCCAAGATGTTGTATATTTGAAATTTGTGAAATGGTAGCAATAAAAAAGGCTTACCTCTCAATGGTGTTCCATCAATGAGCTCGCCTTTTTCGTGAACAAATGTTTTTTCAATGATGCCTATGACAAACTCTGCATCACTTGGATTGAATGTATACTTTTCATTTTTTAAGTCTCGAAAGAAACGCTCACATGCTTGAACCAATTCTGGACACGCAAGCTTGCGCCCCTTAACTATGCTGTCCGCGTAGTCCATTACTTCATTGTAATTTTTGTACTCTGTCATCTCATGCTGTCGATGGCTGACTCGAGTTTAGATTTTTTTCGTGACTGCTTCTTGATTCCGTCCAACGTTTTGGGATTCAGACACAATCTATCCGAGTAAGCCAAGATATCTTTTCTTAGAGTCTCCAGGGTAGATACTATAGGGGCTTTCTTTGAACCACCTTGGGCTGTCGCTTCTTCGTATTTGAAATTGCCTTCCTCGAATTTGTATGTCAAAATGTTGTACTGATAAACGAGCTCAACATACATGTCGATTATCTTTCCGTATTCCTTTTTATACACGCCAAGTTCAGTCATGTCTTTGATCGTGGTCCCCTTAATAGTTGATTTCCCTGGAGGCTTTTTTAGTTTTTTAGTTTTCACTTCAAGTTTGTCGTCTTGAATTTCCATTTTTGCCTCCAAAAAAAAGTTTTTGAGGAACGCTCTATTGGAGAAAGTTTCCCCCTCTGGTCCTTTAGGTTTTAAAATTCATGTCTTTTAGTAGGGGGGATACCCTGATTTGCCAACGCTTCCCGGCTTCTGTAATAGCGTTCGTGTTTCTATCGTGCATTGTACCGTGCATCTTATTGCACATGCTAATGAGGTTAACATTTACAAATGCTAGGTGTGGATGGGTTTCAACAGGGAATATATGGTGCACCATCTCTGCAGTGTGTCTTTTGCCAAATCGCTTGCATTCTTGGCAAATGTATCCGTCTCTCCTCAATATTATTGACCGCTTGTTTTTCCATTTTTGTGTTTTGTGAATCTTCATATGTCCTCGAATGTGAATGGTAATGGCGCCAAGGAGGATTACAATTCAGTAACCTCTGGCGCCATCTGATAAGATATTATCTTACACTATCAGCTTACCACTGATTGTAGTGTCATTGTGTGTCATGTTTCCAAAAGTATTAAAGCATTAGCATGAATTCGGTGAGTCTGCTTCCAACTGTAATTCATTTCAACGCATATCGACTCCCAACTGTGCCCTGAAATGTACCTCAGTCTGACTAGATACTTTTCTCTTTCAGGAAGAATCTCTATTGCAGCTTCAATTGCTTCAAGCATCTTTTGTCCTGCTTTGATTTTTTTATACAACAATAATCTTGTGTCAGCTATTGTCGATGCTGCTTCCCCTACTTGGTCTGATATACCTGCAACTCTAGGTTCGTCTGAAAGTCTAGGTGATTGGCAACCTGCTTTAGCTTCTAGCTCTGTAAGCGTATCTATTAAAGTATTGATATTCTTCCGTATCCATCTGTACTCCTGTAGTCTCTCTTTTGTCATTTCGCCCCCTGTATTCTTTTCTTAAAATGGCACATCGTCATTATCTTCTACAGATTGATAATCATCGAAGCTTGCAGCTCCAAAAGTGAAATCATCACTGTTCTTATCTACTTTCTCGCCCCATTCTAAGAATTCCACTCTGTTAGCCAGAACTTCAGTGGTGAATCTTGTGTCACCTGAAGTAGTCTTGTAGCTTCCGGATTGAATGGATCCTTGAATTGCACATAGCTTTCCTTTTGCGAGATACTGTGAACAATTCTCTGCTTGCTTACCCCATACTACTATTCTGATGAAGTCAGCTGTCGGCTTGCCTTGTGCTTCAAATTCCGCTTTCTTTGCTTTGGTCAGGCCTTTGTCCATCGCCATTGTGAAGTTGGTAACTGCCATACCATTGCCTGGTACGAATCTCAACTCTGGATCACGGACCAACCTGCCTATCAATGTCACGCTATTCATAATATTCTCCCCTCAAACCTTTTGTTTCATTCAAAGCGAATTTGTCCATGGCTTTGAACTTCTGTCTTGTATTCTTCCATTCTCTGTTCTTCCACAAGAATCTTAAACATCTGAAATAATAACCAATCATATATCCTCCTCTAAAAGTCTGAGTCTTAATCTACGTTTGACCTACTCGACATACTTTATCTTTCCGCCACTTCCACACTTGCATTTGTCCTTATATACTACGTGCTCTTTGTCGCTTTTCTTCTTATCACGAGGCATTTCTTTGTCGCATGACCTGCAGTAGTACTTCATCCCATCTTTCACCTTAACCTTCATATTGAGCCCTTTTCGGTAAGTTTTTCTAACATCTTGGTTATGAACACCTTTGAATCAGATGTGGTTTTGGCCATCGCAATAAGCATGAGTGCCGCTTCGTTCAGTTTCTTTTCTTCTTCAGCGTTCAAGTCTCTCTCTGACGTGTATTTGATTATCAGTTTTCCATTTGAATTCGCGTGATAAAATTCCATACATGCACCTGTGCTCTCTTCCCATCCATCGAGCAAACAAACCGCATCACACACATCAATCATAGTAAAGCATATCTGCATATACTCACTGTGTTCGAATCCTGGATAAGGAAGGATTGATGGATTCATCACTGTAAATCCCATTTTCTTTAGACTTGCTTCCGCCTCCCCAAATATCTCTTTGTAATTGTCCTCCCCTGTTATTTTGCCTGCAATATATATTTTCATAGATAGTTCCTCCCAAATATTTTTAAAAAACTAAGTTCCGGATAATACAATATGAATTTCTTTTGCATGATCACCTGAAGCATTCTATTGTATTCCTGGCTTGGTTCGGTTTGTACTTCTTCATGACACTTCCAGCATAAAGGCACTTGAAGTTTGTATTTTTTAGATAACTGCCGATTCTTCCCCATGAGTGGTTCATGAAGAGTGATTTCATATTCGATTTTGCATTTGTAGCATGTGTATCTTTGCTCTAATGGATCCTCAAATATCTCTTCAGGTGCTTCTGCGAATGATTCGATATCATGCTCTACCATAAGCATTCTTCATTGTCTGCTCTTCTATCACCTCTAAATCGTCTCTCATTACATAATCTTTAATCTCTGTTCCTGGCTTGATTACTTCTGACATTCCATACTCAGTTCTAATAATTTCAACATGTTCTGTTTTCTTTATTCTTCCGGCCATGCCTCCAACTTTCATTTTGTATGTTTTCAATAGTTGTCCTCGCTTTCTATGATTTTTCTAACTAAAGACACAACATCAGTCGTTCCGTATTTGCCTATCATGATTTTTGCTTGCTTTTCAAAGTTTTCAAAGTCTATTTGCTTTACTGATTTTTCAGACGGTTCGATTCCCATTGCAGACCAATATGCTTTATGACGATTCATTTCATATCTCACCTTCCTGCTAGTCCTTGCATTTCGCACAATTCACAACACTTTGCCTCCGTGTCTATACGGTCTTGATTTGTTGTACTCATGCTTCAACTCTATTGCAGTGTGAATATCAATACCTTCTCGACCACAATAATCGAGTATTCTGATGATGCAATCAGCTAATTCTATGGAAACACCTTCAGGTTTATCCGGCTTGTCACTATTAAAATAGACCTCGGTTGGAGTTCTTCCGTCTCTATGTTCTTCTAAAGCCTCTGATAATTCTGAATGACACAATGCAACAATATCCCCAAAGCTTCTTTCCTCTTCCCACCATCCGTGCTCAATTGCGTTTTGATGCACTTCTATTGCCATTTCGTTAATATTTTTCATCATTTATCCTCCTAAACAACACTTATATCCTCCTGAGGTTCTCCAATGTTTCTGTCTGTGAATCTGATCTCGTATGGATAAC